AGCTGAGATCCGACTGGCACGCCTTCTGGGCGCTGTCGACGGACCGGCCGGCAGGCCTCGCGCCGGCCGCTATTCCTTGGTCGTCGATCGACCGCTACGCGACCCGCTTTGGCATCGTCGGCGATGAGTTCGAGCGGTTCGTCACCATGATCCGCGCCATCGATACGGCCTTCCTTGGTTATAAGAAAGAAAGCTGATGCCGAGCGTTGATGTCATCCGCAACGTCACGATCAAGGACAAGGCCGATGGCGTCGACGACGCCACGGCCGCGCTCAATCGGTTGACGGCCTCGATCCAGGCCGCGAACGACAATCTCGCGAAGAGCCGCGCCATCGCGCAGGACAACAACGAGGCCTTCCGGATCACGGGTGAGGGGGCGGCGACGGCGGCGAACCATCTGCGGCAGGCTGCGGAGGCCGCCTACGCCTTCTCGCCGGCGTTCCGCGGCGTTGTCAACGAGATGGCGGTGCCCGCGTTGCGGACCGCGGGAACGGCGCTGGATGCCGTCGCGGCCGGCACCGTCACGGCGACCAATGTCGCCGGCACCAGCGTCGTCAAGCTCGGCGGCGCGATCGAGACGACGTTTCCGGCGTTTGCGGTCCTGGCCGGCAACGTCAAGGCCGCGGGCGCGGCGATGGAGGCCTTCAGCCCGACGCTCACGGGCACCGCGGCCACCATCGCCTCGAAGCTACTCCCGGCGCTGAGCCTGCTCGGCAAGGGCCTGTTGATCTATGACGCGATCAAACTGGTCGCGCAGGCCTGGGAGCTCGGCAACGCCAAGCTCGCCGAATACGTCGCACTGTCCGAGAAGGCCGCTGCATCAGGCGTCTCGACGGATTTCTTCCAGCGCCTCGGCAAGGCTGCCGAGGCTGCGGTGACGCCGGTCGATACGCTAACCGCCGCGATGAAGAAATTAAACGATGCTGCCGCACCGCAGCTCGGTGGCAATGCCGCAGAGAATCGATTCCAGGCTCTGCTCGACGCAGGTAACTTCAAGGGCAATACCGGCGTCACGGCTCTGAAGCAGGCGAACGACACCGAAGAGCGGTTTACCGCAATTGTCTCGCTGGTGCATCAGGCGATGGATGCGGGCCAACGCCTGGCGGCTCTTGATCTTACCAAGTCATTTATGGGTCCAGACGTCGCCGACCGCCTCGCCAAAGATTCCGAATTTCTCGATAGAATGCAGGGGACGATCAACAATACAAAGGCGGCCGACCTCGTGTCCGATCAGACGGTCGCGAATGCGGTCGAGCTGCAGAATCGGCTCGACGCTGCTGAGAAAATTCTCTCACAGCGATGGCACCCGATCCAGGATATCTTGACCCAGCTCGGCATTAAGATGAAGGAGGCGTGGGTCGACATCGTCGAGGCGATCGCGAATGCGGTCGATTTCGTCTTCAAGCTGGCGGACAAGATCGCGACGGCCATCGCGCCGCTAATGGATTTCCTCAAGATGGCCGATCAGGTATTGGCCAGGGCGGCGCAGTTTGCGGGAAATGCGTTAGGGCCGATCGGCGCGGCGATCAGCGCCGGCGGCACGGTCGCCAGCAATCTGTTGTCCAGCGCGCCGGCGCCGACGAGTCCGCTTGCCAACAGCGGGCTCAATAATCCGGCGAACGTTTCCCGGGCAAAGGATTACTCCAACACGATCCTCGACAAGGTGCGAACGGACAACTCGTTCGATCCGGACAAGAAGAAGATTGGGGACGACACTGCGGCCTATGACCGCGCCACCGAGTCGATCCTGAAATACATCGAGACCGCGAAGGCAGCCGCCGGCGCGGTGAGCGATGCCGCCGGCGAGCAGGAGAAGTTCAAGGTCATCGCCCAGCTCACGGCCGCCGCCGAGAAGGACGGCACCACCATCACGGCGAGCCTGCGTGACGAGATGACCAAGCTCGGCGAGCGGGCGGGCGCCGCGGCGGACGCGCTCGCGAAGGCGCGCGAGACCTCCAATATCGATTTCGGCCGCAAGACCGCGTTCCTCTCCCAAGAGGACGTCGCGATCGCGACCGAGCTGAAAGGCATTTATGGCAACGACATTCCCGCGGCGCTGAACTCGACCTATGCCGCCGGCATTCGCGTCAACAACGCCTTCAAGGAGGTGTCCTCCTCGATCGAGAGCAACCTGACCTCAGGGCTGACCGATATGACGACCGGCGCGAAATCGGCCGGCAACGCCTTTTCCGACATGTCGAACCAGATCATCCGCGCGATCGAGCAGATGATCATCAAGATCACCATCGTGCAGCCGTTGATGCAGGCCCTGCAAAGCACGATTGGCGGCGGCGGCGGGATTTTGGGCTTGCTCGGTCTTGGCGGCCCGAGCTTCCTTGCGAGCGGCTCGATCCCCGGCGCGATCGGCCCGACCTCAGTCGGCGGGGCGCCGCTGGTCGCGGCGGCGGGCATGCATTCGGGCGGCATCGTCGGCTCGGATGCAACGTTTGTTCGCCAGGTGCATCCGGGCGTGTTCAATGGCGCGCGGCGCTTTCATGACGGCGGCATCGTCGGCGATGAAGTGCCGATCATCGCCCGCCGCGGCGAGCGCGTGCTGACGGCGGAGCAATCGGCGGCATGGGGCGGAGGAGGCCGCATGCCGAACGTCACGATCAACAATTATTCGGGCGCGCAGCCAACGGTGGCGCGATCGAGCAACGGCGACGTCACCGTCACCTTGAAAAAGGCAATCGATGGCGCGGTCGGGGACTCGCTGTCGATGGGCGCCGGCCGGCGCGTGCTGGCCGGACAATACGGCGTCAAGCCGTTCACGGGGCAATAGCCGATGCCGCTGCCCGCGTGGCCGATTGCGTCTTACATGCCGCAACAGGAGTCCTTTCAGCCTTTGCAGCGGATGTTGGACCCGCTCGCCACTGACATGGAGGGTGGCAACACACGCGAGCGGCCGCGGCCGGGCGACAATGTCGGGACCATCACCCAGACGGTCTGGATGTCGATGGCCGAGCACGACACTTTCGTCGATTGGGTCAAGACCACGCTCAACAGCGGCACCGCGCGCTTCACAGCGAATGTCTGGCTCGGTTCGTCCTATGTGAACAAGGTTTGTCAGTTCATCAAACCGGGGTCGACACTGACCTACGGCTATGTCTCGGCCAACGAAGTGGCGGCGACGATGACCCTTCGGGTTTACGACGTCTAAGCCATGCCAACACAAAATGAGGCGCTGCTCGAGGCCTATGCCTCATGTCCGCCGAGCGCGCGGATCTATTACACGCTGGAGATATGGCAATCATCCTTTGCCTCGCCGGCCCGCGTCGTCGCCAATGTCGGCGACGATATAGCGTTCGGGATCGAGCACGGCGCACCGCGCGACGGCGGGGCGATGGTGACGTTTGTCGCTTGTCCCTTCACGGCCGAATATCCCGAGCAGCGCGAGGGCCAGCCGCCGTCGACCAAAATCAAGATCGACAACGTCAATCGTGAGCTCGTCCCGCAGATCCGCGCCGCGCTCGGCACGCGGCAGTACATCCAGATCCTGTATCGGGAATATCTCGGCAGCGATCTGACCGAACCGGCTTATGGTCCGATCGAGTTTGAGTTGCGCGATGTGCAGATGGTCGGCGCGTCGCTGACGGGCGCGGCGATGGTGCGAAACCTGCAGAACAAGCGGTTTCCGCGGCTCAACAAGAACTATGATTACGTGCAGTTCCCGAGCCTGTTGCCGTAGCGTCCGCCAGGTCAGCTGTCGAACGAAGATCGGAAATGGCTGATTTGGTCCCACACTTCCGAGTCTGGGGGATAAGCGGAAGTGACCTAAATGGTCAATTTTGGTCGCGATTGCCCCCTTGCGGACACATATGCTCAGCTCCGCGTGGCGGCTTCATGGTTGAATGATCTTGTCGCGAACAGCGATCATCACAGCTTGGGTGCGGGTCACTGCACCAAGCTTTGGACAAAGATGCTTGATGTGTGCTTTGACTGTTCGGCTGCTGATGTGAAGCACCTCGCCAATCTCCCACGTTGACTTGCCGTGGGCGACCCATGTCAAGATTTCCCGTTCACGCGGCGTCAGTTTTGCTTGGTGCCGCGCAGGCGAGCCATGAAGTTTGAGGATTCGGTCAAACGAATAGATCGCCATGAGGTGCAGGGCTGGCAATTGGCGCTCCGGCAGATCGAGCGTCCGACCTCCGAACCATATTTGGCCCATCCTGCCCGCAGTTGAAGCGACCGGGATCAGGAAACCATCCA